GTATCTGCAGCATTTGCTGTATTCCTTGTATATCCTTTCGGACAGGGTTCTTTCTCTGACGGAATGCCTTTAGGAATTTCTGGTACATTCAACTTCATGTTTGTATTCCAAGCAGAGCATAACATATTAATGCACCCATTCCACATGGCTGGTGTTGCTGGTATGTTCGGTGGATCATTATTCTCCGCAATGCACGGTTCTCTTGTAACATCTTCTCTAATCAGAGAAACAACTGGTTTAGATTCACAGAACTATGGTTACAAGTTTGGACAAGAAGAAGAGACATACAACATCGTAGCTGCACACGGTTACTTTGGTCGTCTTATCTTCCAGTATGCTTCATTCAACAACTCAAGAAGTCTTCACTTCTTCTTAGCAGTATTCCCTGTAGTTTGCGTATGGCTAACTTCAATGGGTATCTGCACAATGGCATTTAACTTGAATGGTTTCAACTTTAACCAGTCAGTTGTAGATGCTAACGGTAAAATCGTTCCTACATGGGCAGATGTTCTTAACAGAGCTAACTTAGGTATGGAAGTAATGCATGAAAGAAATGCACACAACTTCCCACTAGACCTTGCATGTGCAGAGTCTTCTACAGTTGCTTTAACTGCACCATCTATCGGTTAATAAATAAGATTGAGACATCGTTCGTGCGGTCTCTACAATCGGAACAACCCAAAGACCTCTGCATTGCGGAGGTCTTTTTTTATGGTAATATATTTCTATGAAAAAAATAATTAATGCAATCACTCATCCACTGACTGTATGTAATTTAATACTGGTGGGTTCTCTTGTCTTCATACAGATAATTCATACTCATGCTCACTATAAGATGAAGATTGATGTTCATGGATATTGTGCAAACATTGACTTAGAACTTGACACGGAGGAAGATTGGTGATACTGTGTGAGAAGAAATTATCACATACATGAAAATTTTTCTTGACACAGCGGACGTTGATCTGATTGGTAAGTATCACGAATCAGGATTGATTGATGGTGTCACAACAAATCCAACTCTGATTAGAAAGAGTGGTAGAGATCCAGAACAGGTATATAAAGAACTCACGATTATTGGTATTGATGATATCAGTATGGAAATCGTAACGGATGATTACTTTGAGTTTCTTCAAGAGGGTCGAAGACTTCATGACAAATTTGGTGAAGTCACAACAATTAAAGTGCCTTGCACACCAGATGGGCTTAGGGGCTGCAAACTCCTCTCAGAGGAGGGAATCAGAGTAAATGTTACTTTGATATTCAGTCCCGCTCAAGCGATACTGGCGTCGAAGGCAGGCGCTGCCTACGTCTCGCCTTTTGTTGGTAGAGTAGATGATAATTCATTTGATGGATTAAATCTGATTAAACAAATCTCAGACATATATGAAGTTCAGTCAAAACTATATAATTTTGTTGATACAGAAATTTTATCCGCATCCATCAGAGATGTAGGAAGTGTAAGTAAGTCTTTTGAATATGGAGCAGGCATCGTTACAATGCCACCATCAATATTTGAAAAGATGTACAATCACATTCTGACCGACAAAGGTTTAGATCTTTTCCAAAAAGATTGGGAAACAGTAAATGCACTTAAAATTTAAATGAAATTCACCGTTTATTCTAAGGAAGGATGTTCCTTTTGTAAAAAAGCAGAACAGATGTTAGATATAGCTAAGGTTGATTATGTGGTTTATAAACTTGGAGATCACTTCACTAAAGAAGGATTCATATCTGAGTTTGGAAACTCATCATTCCCAAGAATTACGGTGGATGGTAAATTAATTGGAGGGTGTTTAGATACCTTTAGATTTTTAGAGGAGAAAAACTTAGTTTAATGGAAGACATTTACACAATCGTAGATAAAGCAATTGACATTGCATTTGAAGAAAATAAATTTCATTTAAAGTTCTATGATTTTATGAAGTCCTGTAAGACAACAGGAGTTGGTGCTAAAGAATTTAATCAAAGTTCAACAGCGAAAGAGTTGATTGATTTGGTATATGATCTTAACGAGTACATTAAAGGTGGAAAGGATAACGATCATCAACTTCTAAGAGAGGCCTATGGTCATCTTGGAAAACCAAATGCAAGAAAGATTAGAGATTATTTTAGTGGAATTTTAGAAGATGCCCAAAGGTACGAAAAAGAAAGAAGAAGAGGGAGACGTAAAACTAAAACTAAATAAAGGCGTTGAACTTATGTTACAACGTAGGAGGACACCGCCAAAAAAGTTTAACTTAAAACAATTAATTCAAGGTAACAACGTGTTAGCAATAGCATTAACATTTGGCACTCTTGTAGCAGTGCTTTTTCTCTGTGTTGGTGGTATAATAGGATGGTTATACAAGGAACACCAACAAAGATTGATTACTCCTGAGATGCATCCTGAGATGTATGACTTGAAAGGCAACTTAATTCCAGATGAAATTATTGCTTTTCGATTTGAAAATGTAAATTTTGATAGTGAAACTGAAGAAGAACTATGACTACAACACATCCCGAATTGGGGGAAGCTAGACTACCAAGAAATCCTCTTTTAAGTGAGGTATTGGCATTAGTATCAAAACAAAAAACAAAAGCAAAAAAGATTCAAATTCTGAAAGAGAATGAATCCTTACACCTTAAATCTGTTTTGATTTGGAATTTTGATGAATCTGTGAAGTCAATGCTTCCAGATGGAGATGTTCCATTTAAAAAGAATGAAGCGCCTGCTGGAACCGAACACTTGCATCTTGCATATGAATGGAAAAAGTTGTATAATTTTGTCAAAGGTGGAAATGACATTCTTCGACCTATGAAAAGAGAACAACTTTTTATGCAACTTTTAGAGGGTCTTCATCCAGATGAAGCTGAAATTATTTGTTTGGTGAAAGACAAAAACTTAAAGAAGAAATATAAATTGACTCGTGCAATAGTTGAAGAGGCATTTCCTGATATACAATGGGGTAATCGAGGATGACTCAAACAAAAAGTACAAAAGAAGTTGAAACTTATTGGACTTTAAAAGAAAAAGAAACTCTTCCTGATAAGTATTCAACAGAACTTTTAGTCGAAAATTGTAACGATGAAGAGGCAAAAAACACACAATTTCCTCTAGATGCCTACATAGTTACATATAAGGATGGGAACGGAGATACCAGAAGAGACATTGTTCGTGCATCAGCTAAAGTAAATTTGTTTGACATGTACTATGATAAGTTCGGTGCAAACTCCTTAGTCTCTATGGATTATGGTCATGGCACTGTGAATCCAAAACTGTATGGTATAAAAGTTCCAAACAAATCTAAGAAAAGAACAAGGAGGAACACATGAGTGGCGACGTAGGATTACAAGACGAACCAATTCTTTTTTATAGTGAAGAGATGACAGTTTCAAAACTGATTGTCTTGAAACATAAAGGAGTTAAATTTAATCATTACAATGCTGTCATGAAAAAAATAAAGGAGGCTCATGAGCGAAGAACTTCGTAATCAAATTAATGATATCATTGAGGGAGAGATTCAACTTGGAATCAACGATTATCTGGAAGAGAAACAAGAAAAAGAAAAACAACAAGGAATGGGTTTTGTTACTTCAGAAGAAGCAAAAGAACTCAAAGTCAAAGTATCTAATGATGAGATAGATAAGATTATTAAACAATATAAGAAGATAAAGAAACAACAAAAATCTAATTTGTTTCAAGTTAAAAAGATGGGCTTACTTGGAAAGGATGGGAGGCCGTTAAATGGATAAAGAAAAGTTAAAGATTATGATCAAAGACTTGAAAAATGTTGTAAATGCGTTAGAATGTGAAATATACTCTGATAAAGAGTCATATAAATTAAATCTAGATTATGACGAAATAGTCAATCAAATTACAGATTATGATGAGATCTTTGAGGATGATGACGGATAACAGTGAAGATCCTCGTTATTCAGAAGAGAAGTTGTTATTAAGAGCAGCTTGTTTTCGATCCTTATTACATCACTTAGAAGAACATACAAGAGCCGTATATGAATTTGCCACTATATGGTGTGAAAAACATGATACAATAGATGGTATTGAACAAGGTTTTCAAAACTATCTAAGATCATATGCGGAAGCAGCTTATGAAAAAAGTTAAACTAGTATCAGTTACACCTGATGCAGAAAAAACAATGGCATATATCGCCAGAGTATCTAATCCAAATAATCAAGAGAATGAAAATTTTTCTGGATTGTTAAAGTATTGTATCGAACATGAACACTGGTCTGTGTTTGAACAATCATCAATGACTTTGGAAATAGAAACCACTCGTGCAATAGCAGCACAGATATTAAGGCATAGATCATTTACTTTTCAAGAGTTCTCTCAAAGATATGCAAAGAGTAATGAACTAGGAAAGATACAGTTACCAGATCTACGCAGACAAGATGTTAAGAATCGTCAGAATAGTATTGATGATCTTGATCCATTTGTAAAGCAGAAGTTAGAAGCACAGATGATAACATTGTTTAGCTCTGCTCAGTCATTGTATAATCAAATGATTGATGAGGGAGTTGCAAAAGAATGTGCAAGAATGGTTCTGCCATTATGCACACCAACAAGAATCTACATGACAGGTTCTTGTCGTTCTTGGATACATTATATTAATCTAAGATCTGCACATGGAACACAAAAGGAACACATGGACATAGCAGAAGAGTGTCGTTCAGTATTTACCGAACAATTCCCTGTAGTCTCTGAAGCCCTTGAGTGGGTCTAAATAATATTACAAAACGTAAAACTTATGCCAACATACCCTGTTATTCACAAAGAAACTGGTGAGAAAAAAGAATTATCAATGACTATGGTTGAGTATTCCACATGGAGAGACGATAATCCAGAGTGGGATAAAGATTGGTCTGAAGGATGTGCTGGCCTTGGAGAGGTCGGTGAATGGAAAGATAAACTAATCACAAAGAATCCTGGCTGGAATGATGTTCTACACAAAGCATCTAAGTCTCCTGGCTCTAGAGTTGAGAAGATTAACAAGTAATGGCAAAGAAAAATAATTCTCCGATTGGAGTAGGAATGACTGCGAAACAAATGAAGAGAAAAAGACCTATTAATGCCGATCTTCTAAACAAGATCGAACCAATTACAGAAAACCAAAAGATACTCTTTGAAAATTATAAAGAGGGTAAAAATATTTTTGCGTATGGTGCTGCTGGAACAGGTAAAACTTTCGTTGCCTTATATCTTGCATTAAAAGATATTTTAGATCAACATACACCTTACAATCAACTTTATATTGTAAGATCTCTTGTCTCAACAAGAGAGATTGGGTTTTTGCCTGGCGATCATGAGGACAAGTCTTTTCTGTATCAAATACCATATAAAAACATGGTAAAGTATATGTTTCAGATGCCATCTGATGCAGACTTTGAAATGTTATATGGAAATCTAAAACAACAAGATACTATCAAGTTCTGGAGTACATCATTCATTCGTGGAACGACAATTGATCAAGCAATTGTGTTAGTGGATGAGTCACAAAACTTGAATTTTCATGAATTAGATAGTATAATAACAAGAGTAGGAGAGGATGCTAAAATCATTTTCTGCGGTGATGCAAGTCAAACTGACTTACAAAAAACCAATGAGAAGAATGGTATTCTTGACTTCATGAAGATAGTCGAACAAATGCCTGAAGAGTTTGCAATGATAGAGTTTAATATCAATGATATCGTTCGCTCGGGCCTTGTGAGAGAATATCTTGTTCGTAAAATGGCTATGGGTATGTAATGTTTATTGTTGAAAATCACTTAGGTGATTTAGAACTTGAGAAAAAAGAGACCGACGGACTTCGCCTATATAAGTTACCCAGTAATGATTGGGTTCCTTCTATCACCTCTGTTACAAGTTTTTATAATCGAGAGGTGTTTCGTGAATGGAGAAAGCGAGTCGGGAATGAGGAAGCAGATCGTGTCACAAGAGAGGCAACTCGCCGTGGTACGGATTTTCATGAGGCTGCACAAGCCTATCTTGAAAATAAGGAGTTAGATTGGAATGATTACCAACCATTAACTCAGTTCATGTTTCACAGTGCGAAATCAAGTCTGGATAAGATTGGAAAAATACACGCAATAGAACGCACACTTTATTCTGAATATCTTGGTCTGGCAGGAAGAGTCGATTGTATCGCTGAATACGAAGGCGAACTCGCTGTCATTGATTTTAAGACCTCGAAAA